AAAGATATATACTGTCCGTCCCACGCGGACATTTTCCCAATTTTGTCCGCGTACGGCGGACAGCACTTTGCACAATAAAAGCGGTGTCCGCCAGGGAAAGACACCGCTTTTGCAAACTATTTCATTGCATTTGTTCACTTTTTAATACTTATTATAACACATATGCCCGAAATTTTTATGCATTTTTCCAACTTGACAAATACGCTTTACCCGACTAAAGTGTTAGTCCCGTCTAATTGTCTATACAATTCAACAATTATTCACGTTTTCCTCCCGATTCACACACAATTCTTCCGTTTTATTAACTCATTTTACCCGAAAAGTGGGCAAAACCGCCAGTTTGTCCGCGGGTCGCGGACACATCGGAAACGGGGACTCACTTTAGTCTGCTAAAGTGTCCGCGAGTGACGGACACGGCGCGTCCATTCGCTTCGCTCCCGTCCGCGCCTGCCCTTGCGGGGTCACCGCTCCGCGGTTGCCCGCGGCTGCCATGTGGTTGATTATATGTGTAACGTTTGTGATCGCCCGGTGTCGTCCGCTCCGCGGACTGCCTGTTATTTATATGTGTAAAGTTAGTAATCGTGAGTGATCGCTCGGTTGTCCGCCGATGACCGCCGGAGGCGGTTGTCCTCCGGGTGGCGGATACGGGTGTAGGGTTTATTTGTGTAGGATTAGTGATATAAATTTTCTAGAAATTTTTCTAGAAAAGCATTGACATATTTATAGAAAAGTTGTATTGTAATATCAGAAACAAGGAAAAACCAATAATACAAAAATAGAAAATGGAGGAAACAAAAATGAAAGAAATTAATAGACATAGTGGCTATGAAGTTGTAGTAACAAAATATGGAAAAGAGATTTTCAGATATAAAGTTGAGTCATTATTAATAGCAAATGGTTTAGTAAAAACTTTCTGTTCACAAGCTATGAAAGAAAATAGTGAAATTTTCTTTTCTATCTATGAAAATGGAATAGAAATAGTAAATGGAGAGCATTTTTCGGAAGATGCTTTTTATTACTACACAGATCTTAGACCGGAAATGTCTGCTACCTACAAGATGTCTTGCAATAGATAAAATTAAAACTGCTGATCTATCGGCAATACGGGGAGAAAAGAGGATAACATGAGAATTAATCAAAAAATGACTTATGAAGAACTTGTTAAAATGCAAAATAGCGTTGTTGACCTTCCTTTCTATGTAACAAGAAAAGTAGGAATGGAGTTTAAAGTGTATGCTTATTCTCACTCGTTTATGACAAACGGTTACATTCGTAAAAATGCAACCTATAATCCGAAACCATATAAAGGACGTTTTGGTGCCGGATTTACTGTAAAATCCAATAATTCCGCAAGTACTCGTTATGCTTACATAACTTATTATATTGAAATCAAACATTCCGTTATCTGTTCTGCTAACGATAATTGTACAGAGTGTCCGCTGTATGATAAAGATAACAATCTTTTCGAAGATTGTCATTATTATGAAGAACGCGGTTGCTAATTGTAGAAAGGAGACTTGATGTGATAGTAAACGCTAATAGAGAGTTTAGAAAGAAACTTTTTGACTGCAAAAATTTGTTTCAAGTCGCATCTTATTGTTATAGTAGTAAAGATGTACGTATATACTTAGGTCGAGAACATATTATCTTTTCTGGAATTGGAAAAGATTTACTTGACTCTTATACGGTTAAAACATATGGAAAGTGTGCTGTTACTTATGTATACATTGATACGGACGGTGTGCGTATTGAATTAGAGAATAGAGGTTGAGAAATGAGAATAAAAGATATATTAAATAAAATAAAATCCGTACACATGATTACTGTACAAATCTACGCAAGATACCGTGTGTTTGGGGAATTGCAAGAAACAATAATTAGAACATGGGAATGTAACGCAAGTATAATGCGCGGTTTTGATGAAGAAGACCGATGGTTACTCTGCAAGGAAGTAGAGGGTATTATTATCTATGATACAACATTAATGCTTTATATTAATGGGGAGGTGACAAACATATGAGAGTAAAAGATATTACGGAATTGTGTTTAAGTTATACTCGTATTACTATCAAAGCGAGAATGAGTATTTTTGGTAAAAAACATGATATCATGATAACAAGTTTTCTTGCAAAGAATGGAATAGCAAATATTGATAATGGCAACCGTGTGTTACTGAGCGAAGAAGTAATTGAAATTGATTCAAATGATGAGGGCATAATCTTAACTATAAGGGGGTGTGAATGATGTCACAATCAAAGGATTATAGTATCTACCAGGAACTTGATCTCTCCCTTGATCAGATCAAACGTGAACTCCCACGTGTTGCGCAGGCGGCAAATAGCCGCCTTGCCAAACTGGAAAAAATTCACGCCCGCGACCAATGGGCGTACGGACGCGTAAAAGAATTTTTTGCGTCTCAAGGGCGTGAAAAAAACCGTTTCTTGAAAGGCGTAAAACGATCGGAAGCATCTCTCCGGCAGGAATGGGATACAATGGTTGCGTTTTTGAACGCACCCGAAACAACATTGGAGGGATATCGTGTTGCGGAATTGCAACGACGTTTTGACAATTCTGGGAAAATTGCAGAAAAAGTAGACGAAAGTAATTACAAGGATTTATATCGTTTTTTGACGTCCAACTTATATAAGAAGAGTCTTAGAAGAGAGTTAGACTCAAATCAGATCATTGATGATTTTCTTCTGAAAATGAGTGATAATACTTATGATTACGAAGATATCATGGATGAGTATAAAGAGTATCTGGACGGCTACATTACGGAAGACGAACTCTTTGCAGAAACTAGACTAAAATTGAAGTAGGTGTAAAAATGTACGAGTTAGAAGTCCCTGTTATTCTAGACGGGAAAGAGAATGTTTCACGTGAAACAATTTACAGTGTTGACGATTTTCCGTTTACATCTTTCCAGAACTTGCGCGAATGCCGCAAGCGTGGTAGAAAGAAAAATCCTATCGTTTATTATGACGTGGAAATGGCGTTTGATATTGAAACAACTACGTTGGAAAAATTGGACTATGAACGCTATAATAAAACGGGCGAAAAAGTAGTAAAAGGAACTGCCTTTCTGTATCACTGGCAGTTTTGTTTGAAAGATACGGTATGCTTTGGTCGTACATGGAACGACTTTCTTTCATTCTGCGAAAAACTGCATTTATACTTGCAAACGTCGGACAAAAAACGTGCAGTTGTTTACGTACATAATCTTTCCTATGAATTCCAGTTTATGAAAGATTTCATTGAGTTTTCGGAAATTTTTGCGCGTGACGCACATAAAGTGATGAAATGTTACGCTTACAAGTACGGTATCGAGTTCCGCTGTTCGTATTTTCTCAGCAACATGAGTCTTGCGAAATTCTGTGAAAACAGTGAGTGTGTAACCCATTATAAACTGGTTGATACGTATGATTACAAAAAACTACGTACACCAATAACACCTCTTACGGACGTTGAACAGGGATATTGCTATAATGATGTTCGCGGTCTCTGCGAGTGTATCCGCGCCGCGCGTAAAGAGGACAACATCGCAGAAATCCCCCTTACCTCCACTGGCTACGTCCGGCGCGAGTTCCGCCGTGCCATGCAAGCGGATAAAAACTATTATCCCGATGCATTTACTGATCTTGCGCTCACGTTACCGCAGTACCAACTCTGTAAAGACGCGTTCCGCGGCGGCAACACGCACGCCAACCGCATCCACGCGGGGCACACGATCACCGCGAAAAAAGGGGAAAACGCAATCGTAATGGGAAGCATGGATATTTCCAGTAGCTACCCCGCGCAGATAGCAATGGGTTACTATCCCATGAGTGCGTTTCGGGCGGTTGAGATTACATCGCAAGAACAGTTTGACAATTTGTGTGCTACACGTTGTGTTATCATGCGGGTACAATTTGACAACTTGCGTATGAAAGAAAATATCCCCGTCCCGTATATCCCGCTGTCAAAGTGTCAGAAGCACGGGAAAGATTGTGTGATTGATAATGGACGCGTATTGTCGATTGATTGCTGTGAAATAGCAATGACGGAAATTGACTTGTCGATCATAAAAAATCAATACGACTATGATTTCTTTACCGTCTCGGAGTGCTACGTAGCCGCGCGCGGAAAATTACCGGAAAGTATGCGTAAAACGATGATGTCATTTTTTATCGCAAAAAGCCAGTTGAAAGGAAATCCCGATAAAGTCTATGAATATATGAAATCTAAGAATAAACTAAACAGCACGTTCGGGATGTGTGTAACCGATCTTTTGCAGGACGAATGGGCAATGGATGCTTTTACGGGAGAATGGCATCGGGAAAAAGCAGATGCGGAAAAAGCACTGAACACGTATTATGAAAGCAAGAATAGCTTTCTGCACTATCAATGGGGAATCTATGTTACCGCCCACGCAAGAAAGCAGTTACAAGATATGCTGGACGTGGTTGGTATGGATGTAGTATACTGCGACACCGACAGTATTAAGTTTTTGCATCCAGAAGTACACATTCCAGAATTTGAAGCGAAAAACAAATTACTTTCAAAACGTGCGATTGATAATGACATTCCTGCGTTTTGTGACGTTGGTGACAACCGTTATATTCTCGGCGTTTGGGATATGGATGACCTCTATATCCAGTTTAAGACCCTTGGCGCGAAAAAATACTGCGGCGTTGAATGGGACGAAAAAGCGGCGCAATCTGGCAAAGACCCCGTGCGTTTTACGTCTACGGTCGCTGGCATGAATAAGAAACTTGGAGCGGAAAACTTAAAGTGCTGTAATAATTTCCGTCTCTGCCGCCGGATGGAAAATGTCGGACGGACAATCAGTTGCTTTAACAACTCGAAACCCCATTACATCAAAGTCAACGGGGAAGAAATATTAACTGCAAGTAATATAGGAATCATTGATACCACTTATACCTTAGGTGTATCGAATGAATACTATGAAGTATTGGTAAACTCTCAAGACGGAGTGTTACCGGAATAGGAGACGATATGAGATATTTTGTGTTTTTTATGTTTTTAGTATTATCAACGATCTGGGCGTTACATGAAGAAGAACTCGACCTTTCCATCCTGCTTTTATTTTTGGATATTTTCTTTATTTTCTTATTTTAACTATTGACTTTTTTGGTAGGCAGTGCTATTATAATACTTGTAAGAACAAATAACCACATAACGAAAGGAGAAAAAAAATGGTTAGAACAAAAATCGAAAAATTTATCTATTCTGTCATTGACAGAAACACAAAACAGGTGATCGGCTTTTTTGAGTCCACCGTAGAATTAAAATCTCAGAAAGCAAAAGTAAACGCGCTCACTTCCGCAGGCTACGCAGAAAATTCTGTTTGTGTCTTAACCGACACCGTTTCCGCCCGCTACGAAATGCCGGATGAGCAGTTTTTTGCAGAAGCAAAAAGAATGCCGGATGAGCAGTGTTTTGCAGAAGCAAAACGAATGGACTAAGCGCACAACCCGCGGTCTGGAATCGTCCAGATAAGACGTAACCGATCAAAGCAACGCGCCGCGGTTTTGCATAACAAATAAATGAATCAAAAGGAGAACGAAATCATGAGCAAAGCGAAAATGAGACTGAACAACGTAACTGTTAAATACGCAAAAGAGGAAGACGGAAAAAGTGTTCTTTCCGCGTCTATCTCTGCCGATCAGCAGAAAGACATTTTTGAAAAAATCATCGAAGAGTTTGGCGAAGATGCCGCCGCAGAAGCAAAATGGATTCCTGCAAAAGAAACCGACAAAGATGGACTTTACGTAAAAGCGCAGACCAGCTATAAAGTAGCTTTTTACGAGGACAGCGTAGAGAGCGACACCGTTTCGAGCGTTGACGAACTCGGAAAAGGCGCAGTAGTTGACCTGTTCATCTCTATCGGAGAAAGCAAGTTCCGTCGCGACAAGGGATTCACCGCATACCTTTCCGCGGTAAACGTTCATAAGTTCGGTGATACCGAAAAGTTTAACCCATTTATGGAATAAGTAACCATGAACTGGGTACGCGCTCCGACTGGCGGACGGTAACTTGAGTATTGATGTTACCTGTAGTTGATTGTTACTATATCTTGTGTTATAAAACTTCATTCCATACGTGTAAGAGAGCTACGTTTTCCAGCGTAGCTCTTTTTATACCCAGCGAAGCTCTGCCCTTACCCGCCGTCCATCCGCAGTCAAAACGTGCGATCATCGTGCGATAAACGTGAGATTGTCTGCTGAGAGACTGGCGGGGAACTGGCGGTTAACATAGATTATGCGGGACGCGGTGCGCGGGTTGTGGAAACGATAGAAAGGAGGAAGTGAAACAAAATGTTTCACGTGAACAATGATTTTTTGGAATGATATCAATTGGGAAAAACTTTTTGAAGATTATGATGTGAAATTTGAAGCGGTCTCGGATGATGGCAAGCCGATCCAGTATTATAACCCGATCCGCTTGTTTACCGAGCCGGACGTGGACGGGGAATTCGCTGGAGTGGCAATTACGTGTTCCAACCGTAGCGCCGGAAAGACAAGTGCGTTCGCCGCGGCAAGCTGTATCTTGTGCAAAGAGTACGGATTGCAGACCGGATGGATTTTCCGGACGAAAGGGGAAATGACGGGAGCGGCGGCGATGTACGAAGATATGCTAAGAATGTATCCTAAATTAGGAAGTGTGATTACCTATAAAAATCTGGACAAAAACGGAAATGTTGTGCGGTATTTTCTGGACGGCGTGCCATTCGGATGCGCGTTTAGTTTTGGAAGTAAGATGGACATTGTAAAAAAAGCGTCTCCGTATTTTCGGGATATCTACTTTTTGTTTTTTGACGAGTTCAGCATGGAAAGCGGACAATACGTAAAAGGGGAATCTGAAAAACTGCAATCGTTGCTATTGACGATTAGCCGCGGAAACGGAAGTCAGTCCCGATGGTTTAAACTGGTGATGGCATCCAATAATATTTCGTTGCTCAATCCCTATTTTGTATTTTTTGGTATCCATAAGAGATACCAGAAAGAAACAAAAATGCTGCATGGGAGCGGTTTTGTGTGTGAGTTTACTCACAATGACAGTGCCAGTAAAGCCATGTGGGAGAATACTGCTTTGAAAGCATTCCGCGGCGGTCACTATATGCAAAGCATGAGTGTTGGAGATCAGATGTTGATTGATGATGCCGTGTTTGTACAAAAGCCGACCGGACGGTCGCGGTATCTGTTCACCATCGAGCATAGTGGAAAAAGTTATGGGGTATATGAGTATTACGAAGAGGGGTATATCTATATCACGCACAACTATAACCCGTCTTGTAATTTTGTCGCGGTTTTTCGGGACGGTGATCATACCCAAAACACGGTTATGTTGGAACACTATGATTATTTGTTTGAAAATCTAGTTGACGCATACCGCAAAGCATATTTGCGGTTTGACGATCTAGACAGCAAGAATATGGCTGTTGAGTTACTAGGGATTGATCTTTATAAATAGTTCGTGGGAGACGGACAAATGTACTTGACATACGGATAAAAAAGATGTATCATAAAAATACGGGGAAACCTTTTAAAAGGGGTTGCCACGGTTGAGTAAACCGCCCTGTCCTTGGCAGGTCAAAAGGTTTCCTTGTTTTATGGACAGGAAGAAAGGAGCAGAGATGGCGAATATCGTTTTTAATATGATTGTCGGAATGATGAAAAAAGAAAATGCCTACCTTGCTTATACGGTACGTTATAGAGGGGATGAGAAAGACACGTTGATTCTCGTCCCACATGAAAATTATGAATCTCATATCCGTTACTTATGGGATTATTTTTTCATGGATGGCAACTCTTATAACAGTAAATCGCCAATCCGATTCATTCATAACTTTATTATGTGTGATAAAGTTAGTGAGATTGAGGACTGGTTGAAATGGAATGATACGGAGGTGGAAGAATGGATGTAACGATGGTAACACAGTTAATTGGCAGTCTCGGTTTTCCAATCGTTTGTTGCGGCGCGCTTTTTTGGTATCTTGTGAAAGAAAAAGACGCACACAAGGAAGAAATGGAAGAATTACGGAAAAGTGTAGAAGCGAATACAACCGCGATTAATTCGCTTTGCCAGCACTTAGGAGGTGGAAAGAATGAGTAAAATCGAAAACGCAGTTGCATGGGAGGAACAGATCGCCGCCGATGATCGCCACGGTTACTCACAGGTACACCGGAATGGACCTGATTATGATTGTTCTAGTCTGGTAGGAACTGCACTTGCAAAAGCTGGGTTTCCGGTCAGTCAGTATAGCACCACAAGAAATCTCGGTGAACAGTTGGAAAGTTCCGGTTTTGTGAAAGCTGAGAAACCATGGCGGCGAGGGGATATCCACCTTGCGGCTGGTCATCATGTTACTATGTCGGTTGACGCGAACCGCATTGTCCACGCCAGTCAGTCCGAAAACGGCGGCATTGATGGACAGACGGGCGATCAGACCGGAAGAGAAATTTGTGTACGGACTTATTATGATCTGCCGTATGAGAATACCGTCCATTATCGGTATGCGGGAAAAAACGACAAACCACAGAACATTATGGAAAACTCAATCAAAACAGAATCCGCGCGTAGTTTTGACCGGAAAATTGCAGGAGCGTATCATACCAATGATCGCTACAATCTGCGTGTTGGCGCGGGAATGGATAAAACGGTCATTTTAACGTTGCCGACCGGAACCAGTGTTAGAAACTACGGGTATTATACAAATGAGTGGTATCTTGTAAAAGCGGTTGTCAATGGAATCGTCTATACCGGTTACGTTGCAAAAGAGGGACTGACCCGTGGCTGATCTGACACTTGCTTATAATACTTGCATACAAATTTGTAATAATCCAAACGTGGGTTATTCCCAAACGTATCGTGAGGGGCAGACCGTGGGAGGGATTACGTACTATGATTGTTCATCCCTTATGAGTTATTGTTGTACAGTTGGTGGTTTTTTGGCAAGCAACCCGTGGTTTACCACTCGGAGCATGGACGGGTATCTGATCGGTGCGGGATTCCAAAAAGGAACCGCAAACCAGCCTTGGAAAAAAGGCGATATTTTGTGGCGTTCCGGGCATACCGAAATGGTATATGACCCGGCAGACGGCGGCGGGTATACCATGGGGGCGCACACCGATAGCTACCCACTGGAAAGACAGGTATCTATCAATACGTTTGTATCTCCCTATAGCGCATGGACGTATCTGTACCGATACCCAGTTGAGGTACAAAGCGGTATCAGCCAGTATGTAATTGCCGCCATCTGTGGCAACTTCTGGCAGGAGTCAACCATCAATCCTGGATTGTGGCAAGGCACGATTGTCGGCTCGCCCGGTTATGGTCTGGGTCAGTGGACGGATAACGCCGACACCAATCGGCGGACGCAGTTATTTAATTGGCTTGACGCAAACGGGTACAGCCGGGACGATGGTAACGCGCAGTTAGAATATCTGATTTATGAAAATGTTTGGTATTCGGTCGGAGCCGCTAGTGTTTACGAAAATCTGCAAGCGTTTTTGCACAGTGACAGTACCGATCTAGACGCATTGACCGCCGCCTATATGAAAGGGTGGGAGGGTATCAGTGACGATGGAACGCTAGCTTTTCGGCAGGAAAAAGCGCACGAGTGCTTCAATTATATTTCCGAACACGCAAAAGATTCTGCAATTACCGGATGGATTGTTGGAAATCGCTATCTATCCGATTCCGAACGATTGAATAACGCTATTATGGTATATCGGTATCTGGCAAAAGGAGAACAACCGGAACCGCCCGAGCCGCCCCACCCAATGAAACCAAAACGGCATAAAATGCCGATCTGGTTATATCCCAATTTAAACAGGAGGTTTTAACATGACACTTGAAGAGTATTGGACAGAAATTGTAGCAGACATTGGAAACATCGAAACGCACGGTGACGCAATCGCCGCCATAAGCGAAAAAATCAAAACCGAAGATACCGATATCGGAGCGCTGATGTCCGAACGTGACGCGCTGGTTGCGGAACGGGACGAACTGCGCGGAAAGTATGATTCCGCGGTCGCAGAAATCAAAAGCCGCTGGTCTGATCTTTCCCACGGCGGAAGTATCACAAAAGTAACCGAGTTTGGCGGAAACGCGCCGAAACCGGAAGAAACCGCAACAAGTATCAATGATCTTGATATGTCTCAGCTCATCATGAGCGGAAAAGGAGAGTGAAAACATGGCAGAAAAATTAGATATGACCAATATTAATATGCTGAACGCCGTTCGGCAGACGATGAGCGTTGATTACCGTGACCGCGTCCCTGTGGCAACACGCGAAAATATCGCAGATATTGCGAAAACGTTAACTGACCCATACAATCCGATGGCAAGAAACGAACTCGTTCCGGCACTAGTCAATCTGATTGCCAGCCAGTCCATCAGTACCGAAGCGTTCCGCAATCCTCTGCGCGTGTTGAATAGTAACGCCATGCCGTTTGGAAACGGAGAACAGGAAGTCTACGTAAATTTTGCACAGGGCTATGCGCACGATGCGAATATCAGCATCGAAGATGCGACCGCCATTTATGACAGCTATATCATGGCGCTGTATCATGTAATCAATTTCAACAACGATTATCCGGTGACGATCTGGTTTGAGGATATGCGCGGCGCATTTCTCGATGATTACGGACTCAGAAGTCTGGTACAGGCAAAAGTAGAGAGTGTCGTTTCCGCTTGTAACTGGGATGAGTTTACCACGGCAAAAGAACTGATTGCATCTGCAAAGAGCAAGGGTCAGATTTATCCGGTACACGTAGACCCGGTTACTGACCAGGCGAGTGCCAATGCGCTTGCAAAACAGATTCAGTCTTATATTGATAAAATTCAGTTTCCGAACCCACTGTACAACTTTGCAGGCGCGACATCGGCGGCAAAAGAAGATACCATTCTTCTGTTTGTCGACCCAGATACCAAAGCCGCGATGAACGTTGACAGTTATGCAAGCGCGTACAATCTCGACCGGATGATTCCGAAAGCACAGCAGGTTTTAATTGATAACTTTAACGATGCTGAGGATATTGTTGCCGTGCTGGTGGACAAGCGGTTTTTCAAAATCCGCGAACAGTATCGCATGATGGTACAGGATAACGTTAATCGCGGACTGCGTTGGAACAGTACGTATACAGTAAAAGAGATGTTCTCGTACTCACTGTTTTATCCGATCATTGTGTTTACGACCGAGACGGTTGATGTTTCTTCCATTACCGCAAGTGACGTGGAACTGGTGAAAGCTGGAACAGATGTGGACTTTGGCAGAAGTTTTTCAGTTACTTCTAAAGGGGTATCTGATAAAGCGATTGACGTAAAAGTAAAGGGTAACTCTTCTGCCGATACGTTTGTTATTCCGGGTACAACAATTCTTCGAATTGCAAAAGATGAAAAGAATTTGAAACCGAAAGCAAATGAAACAGATAGTGTTAAAGTTGTGATCACCAGTCGTTACGATTCTTCCAAAACGGCAACCATTTACTTTACTTCCGATTAAGAGAGGTGGGAAACATGGATAATTTTATTCCGATGCCGCCGCATACAGATGTGGCGGCGGTTTCCCCGCAGACAACGGTTATTTTAGCTAGTGGGATTGAGTGGGGAAACGATTATGAACACGTAAGATACTACGAAAACGGAAAAGCAGGGTGCCTGGCGCACGTAAAGGAAAAAGCGATTCATACGTTTATGCAGTCTGCCCCGGTACGATGGGGGGAACTGACGTATAAAGGAAAAGGGAATGAGAGTGATTTTCTGAAATGCAATTATATTGCTTTTCAGAACAAACCCTATACGGAAGAATGGTATTTCGGTTTTGTGACGCGCGTAGAATGGTTGAGTGACGGAAGTTTCAAGATTTATTTCGAACCCGATCGTTTTCAGAACAGTTTTTACGATGTGGTACTTCAACCGTGCTATGTAGAGCGAGAACACGTTGCGAAAGCAGATGACGCAGTAGGTGCGAATCTAGTCCCCGAAAATCTGGAAACGGGAGAATATATAGTTAATACTTCTGCTGGTATGGGTTTCGGACTGATGAACTATTGTCTCATTGCAAGCGCAGATGAAAACGGTGTTGCACTGGAGCCGGAATTAAATCAAAAAATTATGTCTGGCTTGACTTATTTTAGCACGACTGATTTTGATACAATAAAGCAAAAAATTCAAGCCTATTCAAAAAGTGGTAACGCGGATGCCATTGTATCTATATTTCAAGCGCCCAATTTATGTTTTTCTGAAAGTCCAAAAGATTTTTCCATGATTTTCCCGTCAACACTTGCAGGATATACACCAAAAAATAAAAAACTTTTCCAATATCCGTTTTCGTACTTAATCGCAGACGCACACGATGGAACACAATATGTTTTTCGACTTGAATATTTCAAAGATCAAAAGATTACATTTACCGCGCAAGGTGTAAAATTAAATATTCCATCAATATACATTTATCCAAAAAATTATAAACATGAACTTACTGCTAACACACCATATGCGTTTACCTATAGCAATTTCCCAACTTGCGCGTGGACAAATGACGCGTATCAAGCATGGCTTGCACAGTCTCAACCTATATGGGATTATCAGACAAAACAGCAGTATATTGATACTGGAAAAAGTGTTGTATCAACCATTGCAAACGTATTAAGCGGTAATTTCGGAAAAGCCATCGAAAGCAGTATCGGTCAGACAGTAAGCAATTTTATGTTTGGCGAAAATATTTCAGCACAGATGGAGCAACACGATTTAATTCCACCAACTGCAAAAGGAAGTGCTACTGGAAGTTATGTACAAACAGCACTTTTTAGCAATACCATTGCTCTAAAGACAATGTGTGTAACGCCAGAAATGGCGAAAGTAATTGACGATTATTTCACCATGTACGGATATGCAACGCATAGAATCAAAGTGCCGAATATCACCGGGCGAACAAACTGGAATTTTGTTAAAACCGTAAATTGTGGATTGCATGGAACTTGCGTCACCGATGATATCAACTTTTTACAGTCAATGTTTAACAAGGGCGTTACGTTCTGGCATACGGACGATGTTGGAAACTATGGTCTTTCCAATGATTAAGGAGGTGATGTCATGTATAATAACCCGTATCGGGTGAGCAACAAAGAAGTTTGGGGACGCTGGGAAAATAACCCGAATACGTCACCGGAGGAAAAAATGTATTTCCGACACTTTTTTGATAAGTTTGTAAATCTAGCGTTATCTCGGTATGAGTATGACGGTTTACCGGATGAGATTCCACCACGGATGCTCAACTCATATCTGTTATGGCAAGGAATGTGCCTGTTTAAAAAAGAGCCAATCACCGGACTTTTCGGAGTGTTTGGTGTTAATCTGGTTGGTGAACCCGACATTTACGGGATTCCAACTGATTGGATTGCATACGCCATGAATGGGCAATACTACGAACAGACAGATAAGGAAGAAAGCGCGCTGATTTTTGCCAGACCTTTTGCCGTTCCTGAAATTCTCAGCATTATTCTGCACGCACAGAGTTTGGCGGAGAAAAAAGCGTCCACAAGGGTAAACGTCATTCAGCAGAGGACGCCAGTTGTCATCAGCGGGGATAGTACACAGAAGTTGTCGATTGATAATTTTATTCAGAAGTGGGTTAAAAATATTCCATTTATCAAAGCGAAAAACGATTTAAGAAAGCAGATTCAGATTGACACGATTGATCTGAAAGTACAGCCGATTTTTAACGAGTTAGATACTGCCGCACAGAGAGAAGTGGCAGAGTGTCTGGCAGACCTTGGAATCGAAGCAAGCGGCGTTGAAAAACCGGAACGGCTAGTTTCCGCGGAAACGAGTTACAACGATGGAGAAATCGAGTTGACAAGAAACGGAAATCTGGCAACCATTCAGAGAGGACTTGACGCGATTAACGCAATGTACGGTCTTAATATCCATGTTCGCTTTAATTCGAAAATGGTGACACCGATTAACAGACCAGATGTTTTTGACAACAAAGAAGATGATAAGGAGGTGGAATGATGTTTCTTGAATATGACTACGAAACCAAAACACTGACGAATACCATTGAACAGTTGGTCATTGCAGATAACGTCATACATCCCCTCGAAAAGCAAAACATTGACGGTATGATCGAAAAAGCGGTTGCGTTGGTGTTCAATTTTGATTTTCCTTTCTATGTGGATGCAGATTCCGTGGAATATGCCGCTGTAAAGCTGGCATTCGAAAAAACGTTCTGTTTGCAGTATTTCCGCGAGCAGATCGGGTTGGAAACTGTCGGAGAATTTCAATATCATCTAAAAAAGATTCTCACACTCAATATGCCATACTATGAGCAGTTGTACCGGAGTATTACTTTTGAGTATAACCCGCTGATTACTCATAAGAGTACGCGAAAAGTAACAAGTACGAAAGATGATACACGAACTGGTGTGATCTCCGGAGACAGCACAGCAAAAAACACAACATCAGCCGATACAAATAACGACACACAAAATATTCACTCTGACAATCCGCAGATCAATTTTGCCGGAACGAATTACGCATCTACGATGGAACGGGGGCAAAATACGATTCACAACAGCGCGATCAGTAATGGCGAGAATACCACAAAAACCAATAGCAATGACACGTATCACGCAGATAACAATGATACGATTGAGGATGAGGGGTTTGACGGAAGTTACTCTTTAGAGATACAGAGATTCCGCGATACTATCCTTAATCTTAACAAACGTATCTGCGATGACTGTAAAGAACTTTTCTATCAATTTTATTAAGGAGGATAATAATGGAAAAGAAACCTACAGTTCCAAATTTTCCTAGTTTGCCCGATTTCGGTCAAATGATTACGCAGGCGTGTGAAGTTGTAGCAAGTGTGCGGGGGATTCCGTATGATTTCAATGGAACGTTGAGTCTGGAAAACAAATTCGTTGTGCTGTTTAAGACAGTAAAAGAAATGTTTGATGCGCAGGATGAACTTGTAAAAAGTTATAAAGCATTACATGATTTTATCAATCAGTTTTTTACAAATCTCGATTTACAAGGTGAAGTCAACAAGAAAATAGAAGAAATGAAAAATAGCGGAGCACTGCTGAATTTGTTGACACCAACTGTAAGCAATGACGTAACAACATGGTTGACAGCTAATATCACTAATCCATCAAATCCGCCACTCGACAAGTCATTAACAATAGAAAATGCCGCCGCAGATTCTAAATCAACAGGATTAAGAATCACATCAGTAAAAACAGAATTAAACAATAATATCTATTCAACGATATTAGAAATTGAACAAGGTTATTACGCTATCGTTGACGGAACTAAAACAGAAAGTAAAACTTGGTGTAGGACAAAAAGTTTTGTCAACAAAAGATATATTGTAGAATCGTCATATAGAATGTATGTATGCGCTTTTCAAAATGACGTATATATTGGAACGTGGAATGGAAGTGATTTTATCAAGATTTTCGATAATACACTATACATTCATTCTGTCAATTTTAATGAATTATCAAATAAATATAGAAATTATCAGTTTGTAATTGATTTTTATGATACTGGTGAAATATTGTCTCCAGAATATGTTTCTTCTAATATGAGAATAACTGATGTAGTAGAAAATGAAAAAAAAGATATAATTGATCTTAATAAAAAAATGAAAAATATTACATCAAATGTTATTTTTATTAATCACAGAGGATTCAATACAGTTGCACCCGAAAATACAATTCCTGCTTTTGAGTTATCAGCAAAAGAGGGTTTTGTGTATGTCGAAACTGATGTTCTTTTTACATCTGATAATATACCAGTATTATTACATGATGCCACGATCAACAGAACAGCACGAAATCCAGACGGGTCAAAACTAACAAGTGATATTGCGATTAGAGATATAACCTATCAGCAAGCATTGACTTATGACTTTGGTATCTGGAAAAATGCAAAATACAAAGGGACACATATTCCTACTTTTGATGAATTTATGTCTTTTTGCAAATCAAATGGATTAAAACCATTTATTGAACTGAAAGACGAAGTTGTTTATACAGAAAATATGGTAAATTCAATTATTAATATAGTAAAGAAGTATGGAATGATTGATAATGTATGGTTTATATCATTTTCATATAATAATTTACTTATGGTAAAAAACATTTTACCTAATGCAAAATTAGGAATTGGCGCAGGATATTCAGCCACACTTGATGATAACAGTTTTATGTCTGTAATCAGACAAATACAATCATTAAGAACAGATACAAACACAGTTGCGATGAGCGGTGGTTATATATATTTCAACGAAAAATTTTACAATTTGTGCGTTAGTAATGATATACCACTTATTATGTGGACAGTTGATACAAAAGAAACATACATTTCCCTATATCCATGTTTCTTTGCTATTCTAAGTAACTGTTTATCTGCATACGATGTTAATTAAATAACGAAACTTTTAATTAACTAAGTATCAAAGAATTACACATATATAAACAACGGGCATCCCGCGGAGCGGACGACGTGGGCAACCATGGGCAACCGCGAAGCGGTGACACCGGAGGGCAGGCGCGCCCGTGTCCGCCACCCGGAGGGCAACCGCCTCCGGCGGTCATCGGCGGACAACCGAGCGATCACTCACGATTACTAACTTTACACATATAAATAACAGGCAGTCCGCGGAGCGGACGACACCGGGCGATCACAAACGTTACACATATAATCAACCACATGGCAGCCGCGGGCAACCGCGGAGCGGTGACCCCGCAAGGGCAGGCGCGGACGGGAGCGAAGCGAATGGACGCGCCGTGTCCGTCACTCGCGGACACTTTAGCAGACTAAAGTGAGTCCCCGTTTCCGATGTGTCCGCGACCCGCGGACAAACTGGCGGTTTTGCCCACTTTTCGGGTAAAATGAGTTAATAAAACGGAAGAATTGTGTGTGAATCGGGAGGAAAACGTGAATAATTGTTGAATTGTATAGACAATTAGACGGGACTAACACTTTAGTCGGGTAAAGCGTATTTGTCAAGTTGGAAAAATGCATAAAAATTTCGGGCATATGTGTTATAATAAGTATTAAAAAGTGAACAAATGCAATGAAATAGTTTGCAAAAGCGGTGTCTTTCCCTGGCGGACACCGCTTTTATTGTGCAAAGTGCTGTCCGCCGTACGCGGACAAAATTGGGAAAATGTCCGCGTGGGACGGACAGTATATATCTTT